AGCACGCCATGTTTTGTCGTAAGCTCTTGCTGTCATGCCCATCAGCTCGCCACTCTTCTCAGCCGTCTTAAGTTTGCCATGATACACCTGACCCATACCCACATCAACAATGGCTAAGGCATGATCTAGCTTCTTTCCATCAGCTTTAAGCAGTCTAATCATTGCCTTGTGTAGCTCATGCCGTAAGGTTAAATAGTTATTCTTACACTTCACACAGTAAACATCAGCAATCAGCTTGGTGCTTGGCTCGCACTTACTGCCCACTAACGCCAATGCCGCCGCTGCATTCTGATAGTCAACAATATCAACCCCTCTACCGCCAGGTTCAAGGCTGTAACTTGTGGTTGATTTAAGGCTCATTAACAACTGTATTCGCTCTAAGTGCTTGTATTCCATCATTCGCCCCTTATCCACATATAATCGTCCGGCTTTGGTAGTGCATAGCCTTGCGCGTAGTAATACTTATCTATTGCGTCCATGTACTCGCTCATCTGCTTAAGCAAAGCGGGAAACCTCCCATTCCATCAAGCTCTCATAGACGTCAGCATCGATATACTCTATCGCAACCTCTTTTACATAAGCCTCCTTCGCTCTCTTGTAGGCCTCAAAAGCATCGTGCTCATTCTTAAAGTAACCTAGGCTCTTCCTGTCGTTTTTCACTCTTACTTGTGCGTGAAACTTCTTCTCATTTTTGCTATAAAAAACCCCAATCGGACAGTCACCCCTAGATGCTCTACAGTTATTAAGTAAAGTGTTAATCCTTTTAGGAACTAGACGGCAATTTTCTGGCGAATGCTCTTTGTTCCCTTTGTTTACGATATCTTTGTCCAACTCATAGCCCATGCCTACAAACCTGCTTGTATAGTACCAGTCAGCAAAATTCTGAAAGTTATGCCACTGCTCACAAACAAAGCAATCTTTGTATGTTTGCTGTCGCTCTAATTGCTTTTCTGAGTAACACCTGTTCATCATTCTTGACCATAAGTCATAGGCTTCATCTTTCTTTTTATTCCTATAAGGCTTGTGCTTACCGTGACCCAAAAAGCCCACGCCATGAACTGTCTTTGCGTACGGATTTTTTACAGACCCTATTACTAAATGGGATTTTTGAGTCTTGCACTGGTATTTATATTGGTCTTGAAACTGGATAGTTATATCTTTTGTGCTTGCATACTCAACAACCTTGCAGACCCCACCGTTCTTAGTCTCAAAAACATCGCCTACTTTAATATCTGTCACTGTTACACTCCTCAAATTCACCAATTAATATCGCTCGGGATTGTTAAAACCATGCCTAGACTCGTGAAATGCTGATACATCATCTCTAAGAATTTATGATGCTGTTGCACCGTCATCAGTCTTGTAACAGGCAAGTCCCATGGCATTGCCATAAACTCCAGCTTTTGCTCATAAGAGAAAGGCGGCACCCTATCCCTAATCTTTTCGTCATACATCTCTCTAAACTCTTCGTTTTCATTCCTAAGCATAGGTACGCCAAAATGCAGCTTGCAATAAGCTCTATACTCCTCCGCTGTCTGATCTCCTTGCTCTTGAGCCTCGTTAACCCAAAGTCTTTGTAGTCTATTCTGGTCGCTGGATCGCTTCCCCCTAACCCCTTGCTCAATAGTGGCGGTGAAAGGTGTGTTTTGATGCTGAATAAGCCTAACAAACTGCTCTTTATCACCTTCGCTCCTAACCCATCGCTTTATTTTTTTGCTCATTAGAAGTCAACTCCGTTTCGCTCTGCTTCCCTCTCTACCCATGCTAAATTCCTGTTTGTGCGCTCAAGTTTGCGTAAAAACCACTCTATGCTTTGCTCTCTATTCATGCCCATTGAGTAGGTATCGAACTGGTGGTGATGTTTATGGCACAGCGGGATAACATACTCATCACTTGCCTTAATCCCTCTGCCCTTGCCATGTATTGAAAAGTTTGAATGA